TACATCTTTAAAAAGACCGTCTGTAGTCAACAAACTGGGCGCGATGACATTTTGGGAGCGTAGGATGGAAAACGCAGCCATCGAGCCATCGCCCGAATTTACCAGAAAGAGCAAATCGCCCTCATCGACATCCGTCCCGCGCCGCATAGCCATGCGCGTGGGTGTTTGTAGGAGGTGCGATGACAAAAGCGAAATATCGTTTGAGACATAAGAGCCTTCGACATCAAGGAAAAGAAATTCTCGAATTGACTTTCCGCCGCGCTGAAGGTGCAGGGTGCCGCCCTCCGTACTGACCGGGCGTGTCCCTTCCTTGGTTCCGCGTGTTGTAGAGGGTTTGAAAATGAATGAAGTTGGCGTCAGCGGCTCACCGTCAATTTGAGGAACGACAAACTCCGTTCCGGTGGTGAAGACCTGGAGGTCGCGTCCAGAATACACTCCCACCACGGCATTGACTTGGTTGGTGTCAATCGTCGCTTCCAGCCCCTCGTCATCAAGTGCTTGCCCCGCATCAAAATTGAAGAACAGGCCGACACGCGACCCCCATACTGTCGTGGGTAGGGAATAGGAGCCGCCAATAATCAACCTACCCTCATGGAATGTCGCTGTCTTTGGCCAGCCATTCCCAGCCGACCACACATCTTCATAGCCCGTCTCCAGCGTCCAGTCGCCGCTGGCTATGGCAGAAGTGGAGAAAAATGGGACTTCCGTGACCGCCGAAACAACCGTACCGGATGTATAACCCGTGATCTTTGCCCTGCCGAAATTGTCGTTGGCCTGGATGTACTGGTTGACATGGCCGGCGGAAAAAACACTAGACCCCGCTGTGAGTGTAATGTTCCCCGTCACCGCGCTTGGCGTCAGTGTCGCAGCGGGCTGACTACTGGCCGGCGTGAAATCATATTTGGGGATGAAATCGAAGGTAATATCCGAGACAGTCCAGGTGGCGTCATTGGCGCCGCGAACAATCTTCAGCGACTGCATCGTCTCCTCGAATAGAAGCATCGTATCGGCGCTCTGCGTCCACCAGAGATTCGATAGACGCGCACTGGTGGTGCCGTCCGTCACACCTGTAACGGAGGAGGAGCAATCGAGATAATCATTCCCCGTGCCGTTGATGTTGGTGATCTGCACACCTTCCTTAAAGATGTAGGCGCGGGTGGCAGAGAAGCAAAACATATATGTCTGAGTCGTAGAGAAGGAAAACGGCACCAGCCGCACACCCGATTCTGGGGTAGCGGCGCTTGGCAAGGTAAAGACATACCGCAAGCCTGGGCGGCGTTCGACAGAACCCTGTGGTTTGCAGATGACGTTACGCGCTCTCTCCAGCGCGCTCTCATACTGCTTTAGGTCAATCCGGCCTCTCAGTTCCGGGTTGATTTCCCCAACGGCAAAATTTGTCTGGACTTTGATAACCCGGCCCATATCAAGCAGTCTGCCTCACATCGACAATCGGATAATCGGAAATGAACTGAGTGCCTGAACCCTGCCCGTCGATGGTGGCCGCTTGGCGGAAATACCCGCCCCGCCCCGCTTCGCCGGGATTGCCGACCGTGATCCGCTCCCAATGCTGGGCCTTGGTGATTTGATCGGTGACAGGTTCCGCTAGATGCCAAGCCATCGCGTATTTAAGTAACTGTATAAAGTAGGACGGCATCTCGGCTTCCAGCGGAATAGCTTGATAGTCGATGGTTACATTCTCAAAATCAGTTTGTATTTCCTTCTGGTATAGTTCCCACCCCCCAGAGACAGACCGCGCTCCAACCGCGCTAGAAGCAAATACAGCCCGTGGTACGCCCGTCAGGCTGTCGGACGGCATCGGGTAGGCATAGCTCCACTCATTGATTGGCGCCGCCGCAGACCGCGCGAGGTCAACCTTTTTGATGGAAAAAGACCAGGCATACATGGAGAGCATGACGGCCCGGATATCGGGATACAACGCCTCGCAGATACCCGCCTGTGTGGAGCCGTCCGAGAAGGACGAAATCGTGTTTTCGCCCAGGAGGTTCAAAGCATGAGAACAAATTGAAACGTCAGTATCATTCGTAGCCATGCTTACCTCAAAATAAGTTGGTGACCGGGGCGGCTTTTAGACGCAAAAGGGGAGAGGATACCTCCCCGGTCACCCGCGACTGAGATAGTCGCGATTAGTCTGAATCGGTGGCAGTTATAGTCAATCCATCGACGATATCGACCACGCCCGATGCGTTTGCGTTCACATACGTCCAGGTCAGCACCGGAGTACCGCCCGTGGATGATGCAACCAAAATGGCATCATTGACTTTCAAAAGGTCGCTTGCACTGTCGAAATAACCGGACGTATTACAAGTGGCAATCGTATCCGTCGTAGTGTACGACCAAATCTGAGGCGCATTGCCCGCTTTGCTCTGCCCCCCAATGGGCTGAAGGCCCGCTACTGCATAAGCCATCTATTCGCTCCTAACTCTCTCTACAAGTCAATTTGACGATGCCCTCATCATCGACATTGATGGCGCCGGCTGAGAGCATACAATTGGTTAGCCAGGACGCTTTCTCAGGCACATAGTTGATCTCGGTTTTGATGCCGATACCCTCTGCGTAACCAATGGAGTCTTTGTGCCAAGCGAAAAGTGAACGATCCAAGGAGCCATCAATCGCAAGACCGCCCTCGTCCATGTCACCAATCATTATCATCTTGAAGCCCATCCACGACCCGACACTTCCGTCCATGAGATTCTTACCCGCAACATAGTCAAAACTGGTGGCTTGACTTTCGGATAAGAGGCTGGCCAGAGAATCAGCGTGCATAGCCATGTAACGATCCGCCGCCGGGACGTTTGCCCCGTCGAGGAGACGCTTGGCCTCGCGAACCTTTGCAAAGTTGAGGTTCGTATTCGCGCCGCCGATGGAATTGGCAACCGTCAGACTCGTGCTGGAAGCCGTCAAGGCATCCAACTTGATCTGGTCAACACGCCGTCCAATCGCATTAGACACAACTTGAACGAGTTCTTTTCTTTCGTCGTAGTTGACCTTTTGCTGATCGAAAATCGATGTGTATTCCGGCGCCGCATAATCGGAAAGTGTGGCGACCGCATTGGAGTGAGTCACGTTAAGGGGAACGACATCCGTTTGGGGAATGTGTATCGTCGCACTGGCTTTACCGATTTTCGGAAATTGCACCGTGGACCCCACGACACCCGTGCGGGTGCGGCAAGTACCGCCCAATTTCTGCACACCCTGATACGCCTGCTTTACTTCAGCCGCAAAGAGTTTGGTAAAGTTTGTGCTTAAAGAAACAGCCATCTCTAAGCTCCTTGTTCGAGTTAAATCAATTCGCCATACAGGTGGGGAAAAGATTTCCGGCTGTGGCTTGCGGGTAGGCTCCCGCCGCTGCCAACCGTCTCGAACAAGCTCCGAGGTAGGGTTACATTGACAATTTCATGGAATTGTTAGCGTGTCAATAGTCTTTTGATAATATATGGTAATTGGATTTTTCAGGAACGGCGGCGTTTGTAGCGGTCATGCCAGAATTTACTGGCCACGCGCAATTGTGAGTTAATTGTGCGGATCAACTCACATTCCTCTTTGATGATGCTGTTGTACCCAGCGCATATTTCATCATCTGTTTCCGCCGCCAAACTCTCAGACAATTCCATCACCCTGTCGATATGTTCACAGGACTCCGGCGGGATGTTGGGCTTATCAATGGCGCGGGACACAGAACATTATCCAAGATTAGGCATGTGTCCTTCTGCCTTGGGGTCCATCTTTTCCAGTTGCTGGTAGACCTTCTGGCGGTAACCTGCATCGCTATTGTACTTAGGATCGGCAATCATGCTTTCGAGTTCCGATTGCGTGACCACATCCGAGGTATCGTGCGCGGCCTGAATCGGAATGGTTTTCTCGCCATAATATTGCCGTAACCGGGTCAAGGCGCGAATGCCGTTTGCCGAACCGCCCCAGACCTTGAACTCATCGAAATCATCACTCGTCCACGCCCCTTCGCGTACCATCTCTTGCGCCCATTTGACATGACCATTTATCACCGCTTGTCCATCGGGACCGAGTTTTTCGAGTTCCGCCTGTCTATCGAACTCCTCCTCCTGAACGGTGTCCTCCGGTCTGTTATTAGCAACAAGGCTGACAATGGATTCAAAGTCGTCCTGTGTCAGTCCCCGCTCGCCGGCGACCTTCTTGAAGGAGCCGAGCAACTCATCGTCTTCCGCCACCTTGTTATCAAGAAATTTCAGATCATAGGCGCCGTCTTCCGGGACGATATGGCGTCCATTGCGGAGCTTTTTGTAAAGCTCGGTCTGGCTTTTCGCCAAGCCCTCGAAATCAGCGCCCTTCTCGTCATTCCAGAAACGATCCGCCAGCCAATCCGGTTTTTCATCCCCGGTGGCCGGGTCCGTATGATCCGGCTCCGGTGCATTCTCCGCGGGCGCCGCGTCTTCCGGTGATACACTCGGCGCATCGGACAGCAGCCCTTCCTCTGGCGCCGCGTCTGTTGTTTGTTCCTGTACTGTCTCTGTCTCAGCCATTACGTCCCTCTCGCTCTGTTGGCCCGCATCAACATTTCCCTGATTAAAGTATTTTGCCCTTCCCTGAAAAAGCCAAAATCAGTGCTGTATCCCGGCGCCCAACAAGGTTGCGTGAGATATGCCGCCGTCAACCACTCCACCACTATCTCGCCGTCAGGGCCATCGAAGATATGCGCGAGAGCGCGGTCCAGCGCCCCCTGTTTGGTATCGCTTTGCGGGGGAGGTAAGGGTTGCTCGGCATTGACGCCCTCCCAGCCGGGAGAGCTAATGTCTATTATGTCAGCCATCAAGCCGGCGCCGCTTCAGGAGGCGGTCCTTCATCACCTTGCGCCATCTGTTGCTGCATCATCTGTTGCGCCATCTGCTCCATCTGCATTCTCTCCTCCTCCGTTGTTCGCAACTGCATCGGGACGCCCAGCCTATCCGCTACCCAATCGGAAATAGCGTCTGCCTTGATAGTGGCGAGTCCCGCCGGCCCCATCTGCGAGGCGATACCCATCCACTGCATCACATCTTGCACATCGTCCATGTTCTGCGCCTGGGCCAAAGGCGAAACCGGAACAACTTTGATCTCCTGGCCGTTGATCGATAGCGGCAGCTTGGGAATGATCCGCGCTTCCTCCATGACTGCCATAGAACGCACCACAATCGGCACCATCGTTTCGGTAATGAGACGCCCGAAAGCTGATCCGAGATTGGTCGCAAGCTCACGCATTCTTTCGACAATCTCCGTAGCACTGCGGGCGCTCATATTATCTGGCGGGAGGCTATCATCGAGAAGGATGCGCTTGATGTTCATGCGCAGGTCTTGCAAGACAATCTGTGTCAATTGGAGATCGCCGGCACGGGGCAACGGCTGAAGGGATGGCCCTTGCGGCCCGCCATTTCGCGCCACGGGAACCACTGCACCGGGAACGATGCGGATCGTCTGGGGGTTTAGCACACCGTCATCAACGGCTGTATATACCCCGGCGATGCCAATGCTGGCGTTCTTGAGAAGCAACTCGACTGTCTTGTTCAAGGATTTGATATCCTCAAGAGCCTGAACCACAGGCCCGCGCCCGTATACCTCACCACTCGCTTTCATGTAGCGTGACACCACCCACGGGGAGGTTTTTAGATAGCGATACACCAGCATGTCGGATTCATCGCCGTCGCCCTTGTAGCAGATGTAATAATCGAAGCCGCCGTCACGCACGTTGACCACAGTGCTTTCCTGTAGCTCGACAGGCTCTTGCGGCTTGTCTTCCAACAATCGCTCCAATGTTTCGGATAGCTTGGCGTCAGGCCATTCACGTTTAATGTTTTCAACCGGAGTGCGGATTTTCCGATAGACGTTTTCCACCACGCCCCCTGGCCCTTCCTCCAACGCCACCTGGAATTGGGGGATGGCGCGGAAGTTGATCGGCTTGAGCGCGGTGCCGGGTTGGATCAACATGATGCCGGTGCCGACCGCGAGGTCCATCAAGAACTCACCAAGAGCGAGATCAAAATTGGTTTGTCGGATAAGCGTGAAGAACCTATCGGTTAGTTCCTGGCATCCCATACGAACATCAGAATCGGCTTCAGGAGGAATATCTGTCCCCGGCTGTAACGCCATCCAATGTTTATCGGGTGGAAACAATCCAGACTGTAGCCGGTTGGCGAAACGATTAACGCCATGCACCGCCGTGCTGTCGAACACCTTGCCGCTTTTTTGCTTGCCTGATGTTCCTGATTTCCAGCTTCCATCATAGAGGTTGCGCTGGGGCAAAGCATATTCGTAGCACTGCTCGTAAAGACCACGCCAGTTTTCCTTGGTCGACCACGCGGCATCAAAGCGTTTTTTGATCTTTTTGGCTGATTTGGACGGCTTCCGCCTAGATCGTCGCGCCATAGTCTTTTCTATTGAATATACTGCCGGATGAACCAAGTGTTGAAGCTGTGGCATCGGTTTGTGCAAGCAGCGGCCTCTTTCGCTGCCTCAAATTACGCTTCTCCGCTGCCAATATTGCCGCATTGTCGTAAAGTGGGGATTTTTCAGCCACCGTTACCGGTGTGGCGGCGGCGGTAATTTTTGGTGCTGTTGGCTTTGGTGTTAAAAGCGCCTGAGAATCTGGTGTTAAAAACGCCTGTTGGATGGAAGCACCACTCGTCAACCGATTAGGCCCGCCCTGGCCAACGGCCCCTTCGCCCAGCCCCATACCCTCCGATGCAAAGCCAGAGCTAACATTCCCGACCGGGGGTGCGGCCTGCCCCGCTGTGGTCACACCGGTAAGACCTGACAAATTCCCCTTCGCACTCATCTGACTTTCCCTGCCGCCCTGCGTACCTGTTCCACCGCCCGGTCCCGTTCCACTCATTTGCTAGACCCCCGTTTTTTGCTTGAACGCCACATCACCGAGTTCCGTCTGCTCTGGAACACCGAGATATGGACTTTGTGTATCCAAGAGGGGATCAATGGAGAGGAGGCTGCGTTTCCCGCCTTGGCGACGAGCGCGGCGGCGGGCAGCAAGTGCCTTCGCGTCTTCGCGCTCCTTTGCCTCAATGCGATCTTCCTGCTCTTTCTGCATTCGCAGAACTTCCGGGTCTGGTCCGGGCGGTGGCGCTGGTGTCTTGGGGGAACCCAGGATGCCGCCCATCACTTAACCTCGCGAACATATAAAAATCATGGCCATCAGGGCCGTATTTTTTCAATAAACCCTCCTCCAAAAATCGCATCTTCTTGATCCATTTGATAGCCTGAAAGTTACGCGAATGGACCGTGCATTGAAGGCGAACCATCCATAACTCGCCAATATAAATATCAAACATTTGCTTCGCGACACGGTGGAAGGTGCGCCCATAGGTTGGTAATTCAACGTCCGTGACCATCCAGACATCACCAACGCCCCGCCATAGTGGAACAACGCCGAAAGCGCATACGGGTTTGCCATCCGCAACCCCGCACCAGGCGTAACCGATATCGCAATACATTTTGGTTAGCTGGTCATAATCGGGGATGTTGTTTGGAAATACCTGATCCCATTTTCGCAAGTTCATCAGCTTGAGGAAGCCGGGATGGAACTCGACAAGTTTCCGCGATTCATCGAGCTTCATGTGGCGATTGAGTGCGGTGATATCGTCAAGCATCGTAGAGGTTAAAATCCATTTTTGCCCGTGGGATTTGCCGCCATGTCATGGGGCGTCGCGTCATCCGTTTGTGTTCGCCGCCGCCTAGAACGAGGTAGCCATAGGCGTCCCCAACGTGGCTGTGTTCGTTCTTGTTTGGCACATCCTTGAAACGCTCCTGACCGGCGCCGATGGCAACACGGGAGAAGTGGTAGCCCCCGGCCAGCGCCTTACGGATACGGGCGCATTTGCGACTGACCAGCAATCCGGGCTTCTTGTCGATGAAGCGGATCATGGGCGCAGCCATTGCCTCACGCCGCGTTTTCCAGTCATTCGTCGCCGTGGGACGCGCCAACAAGCCGATGGATTGGAGGTAGGCAAACGAAGTGGTTTCGTAAATCTGGTCGCGCTGCTGGCCAGCCGGATCGCCCCAGATCATCACCTCCGCTTTATGGAACAGGGTTTCGATTTCCGCCTTCAGTTTGGTGCCGAAATTCTCCAACCCCATGTCAAACGTGACGAGTTCATGGATTATCCGCCACTGGCCATGCACCGTGCGCTGGCCAAATACGGCAGCGGGCGTCAAGCCAAAATCAAGGCCGATTTGCAGGGGCAAGGTTGGATCATACTCAAGCGTTTCCTCCGTCATCGCCTCATCGTCATACTCCGGCGTGATCGGCTTGCCCTCGACAACGTAGGTGTATTCACCCTTCGCGTAGCAGCGTATCCAGTCCAAATTCTTCCCGCCAACAAGCTGGTCGTAATAACCTGGAGGCACGTTTTTGACGTTTTCAGCGGAAGGGTTTGCCATCCACCATTTGCCGGCAGACATGACAAACCCATTGAACTCTGGATTTTCAGGCAAATCCTCTTCAGGAACCTCAAGCACACCGGGCGGTTGGCGAAAAAATTCCCAGGCATAGGTGCCAAGCGGCGCCTCCTTGCCCTCTGCCAGCCGCCAGTACCAGTGATCCGAGTCGCAGGGGTTACTGTCCATCCAGATACCGCGCCATGTGGGGCCGCCATCGGCCTTTGTCGGGTATCTCCCAACGCGGTGGGTTAGACCGTCCACGATGGCTTTAGGCAACTCACGGCACTCATTGATCCAAGCGCCGGTCAATTCCAACGAAAGTAATTTACGAACATCTTTCGGCTGGTCCAACGCGAGAAAAATCACCTCGCAATCGACGCCGTGCGCCCCTTCACGGCTGGGCAGTTTGATGTGATGGGTGATGGGCGGCGACCAATGCGCCCTGCCCCAGATGTTTTCGGGAAATATCTCCATCCATGTTTTGAGGGTGGTGGTTCTGAGCATCGGGTAGGAGTTCCGCACGACCACAAACCTGGAATAGCGGATGCCGTCACGGGGCGAGGGTTCCTGTTTCACCGCGCGCAACATGATCTCGGCGGCACAGGCATAGCTCTTGCCGCTGCCCACCGGCCCCATGATGCCCCGGACGAACTTATCCGAGGTCAGGAATTTCCAGATCGTGGGGGCTGTGGAAAAATCGAGGTTGAGGTCAGCCGTGTCACTCATCACTTGCTTCCATTATCGCCCGCCCGATTTGCTCGACGACTTGCGGGACAACGGCATTTCCGAGGGCTTTAAGTCGGTCCACCCTTCTGGGAACCCCATGAGCCACTCGACCCACGCCGGGTTCAGGGAGCCACCTTGCGGGATCGACCACATCTTTACTGCCGTTTGCAGCGTCAAAGATTCCTTGGCTCCGCTTGGGCATGTCCCCGTCCATTTCTTCGCTGGCCCGCGTGGCGTGGCGTCGGGCGTCGGCCACAGCTTCACCGTTTCCCGCAACGAACTCCCGCCCGTGCGACCCGTGTTCGTCTGCGCCCCCGTACCTTCGCTCACTGTCGGCGTCGGCCACAAGCCTTTCCGCGCCATGTAGTTTAGATCGCCCGTACCAGCCCTGTCGCCGCTCCTTTCCCCGCCGCCCGATGGCGTTGTCGGAGTGGGCCACAATCCAGACTCGGTCGCGTCGGTGCGGGGCATCGACGGCGCAAGCTGGAATAACAAATGCCGCGGCTTCGTATTTGAGGCTTTCCAAGTCAGAAAGGCTGCGCTGGAGGCCCATCGGTTGGTTAACAAAGCCTCGCACATTCTCCCCAACGACCCATCGAGGCCGTAGCTCTGCAATAAGCCGAGCCATTTCCGGCCAGAGGTCACGGTCATCTTCCGCGCCTCGCTGCTTCCCGGCGACACTCCAGGGCTGGCACAGTCACGGGAACCCGCCGCAGATGAGGTCAATTCCATCTGCAAGTGCGGGTTCCTCGCGTCCTCTGATTTGTTTGATGTCGTCGTAGATGGGGACTCCGGGCCAGTGCTTTCGGAGGACGGCTTGGCAGAAGGGCTCTCGCTCACAGAAGGCAACTGTGTGAAAAGCTCCGGCTCTCTCAAGTCCGAGGGAGAAGCCGCCGATGCCGCTGAAGAGGTCGAGGACATTCACTCCTTCCCCTCGCTGACTTCCTCGTAGGTGGTGGTCACTTCCGGCCCGACCATCTTGATGCCGACAACGGACGGGGCATCCGGCCCCTTATCCGGCGCTTCCAGCAAACCCGCCGACTTGGCAAGGACACGCAGAACGGAAACCTTGTCGTGCATCTCAAGTTCCAGCGTCGGCTCACCGCCGCGTGACTTGGTGACGCGGATACGCTTGATGGCACAAGCCACCTCGTCGGGTATATCCGCCGATGCCTTGACCTTGACGTTGCCTTCCGCGTCCCATGTGAGGACATCGGTGAGATTGGCACCGGCGATATTGAGGAGGTATTGCGCCACGGCGTTTTTGTTGTGGGCGACCACATCGTTGCGGCCCCGGAGGCGTTGCTCCAGCCGCTTGACGCCGCCAAAGCGCCCTGTCGGGCTATGTGTCCCGGCCATCGGCCAACTCCTCCATCCAGATTTCCGCCATCGTTTTGATGATGCCGTCCGGTCCCTCGAATGCCTGCGGCGAAGGACGTTCCAGCATCTTGTAGACCGAGGCGTGGTTTCGGCATGGCGCGGCGCGACGCAACCACAACCAATGTTCGACGGCTATCGTCTCCGCTTTCTGGCTCAACGTCCTCACGCGCGGATTTCCGTAATCTTGATGCCGTATTTGGCTTCAGTGAGTTTCTTCTTCAGGCGGTAGATCGGGGTTTTCACACCCTTGACATCCTCGATCACGGTGACGCCGTTCCTGACATAGCGAAAATCAGCAAAGTAGCTGCATATCGGTTTATTCTTGAGGCTAATGGGGAATTTCGGCTGCATTTCGAGGTCCGATATTTCCCCCTGGCGCTGGTGTTCACGCAGAAGCACATACCTGCTGGCTTCCGCCTTGGAGGCAAACTTGATGCCGTCAACAACGGTACGGATGTTGCCGTATTTGCTGTGTTTTGCCATCAGTGCAACTGCCCAAAGCTGATTTTCGCGCGGCGAAAACCGCCCCGGTTCTCGCGATAGAACTCCATCATGTGGTCAGGCACCTTTTCCTCGACATGGGGCGTAAGAAGGTAGGCACGGGGAATGCCCGGATTCGGGTCAATCCACTCGATAACGATCTGTCGCACACCGCTAACGCGGTCAAATCGATTGGCCATCGATATTTTGCCGTCGCGCATCAGATTGTGAGCCTCCTCAATCGTCATCTTGACGAGACGTTTCCAAATAATCCGGGCCTCCTTGTCCCGTTTTGGGACGATTAGACATTCGGCGATAGCGGTCCAGGAACTTGGTTTCTTTGCTGGAGAACTCATTGATCTTCCTTTCCAGTGCCTCCAGGGCGAGAACCCGGCGGCGGCACTTTTTCTCGATTTCTGTTTTCAACTCCTTCCAAGTCGGCCACCACTGACTGAGTTCCGGGGCTTCGCGCAGCGTTTCAACCACGGCGTCACGGGGGTAGGACTTCAATTTCTCGCTATAGGCTTCCAGGGTAATATCCAGTTCAGGTGCGCTCTGGGACTTATGGCTCGTCAAAGCCCACAGGCGGTTTAACTCCATCAACACCTCGCGATCCGATGCCGGCGCCATCGACCTCGACAACTGGCCGTGTGTTTCCTCAATGGCTTCCAGCGTCGGATTGCCCTCAATCTTGTAATGGCTAATCCGATACGTCCCCGATATCGGCGGATAAACCGCGTCGAGCCAAAAACCGTTCCGTTGCTTCGACAATACTGCCGCCGCGTGACGATCCGCCGCGAGGGCGTTTGTCTGCTGTTCGGTTGTGGCCAGGGCTGTCGTGTTCGTCATCCCATCTCTCCTGGTTGAGCCATGTCGATGGATGGCAGATAAAATTCGGGTCCGGGTCGTAACGTGACAACCCATCCATAATTTTTTCGTGGGAGGTTTTTTTGATGGCTTTCAAATAAGATTTTCTGGCAGCACCCTTGCCGACCTTCAGAGGGTATTTTTGCCAAAATTCGTCAAAACATTTTTCGTCGTTTTGATGCTGTTCCCTATAAGATAAAGAAAGTGACGGTTCTATTGACGGTTCATACCGCGCCTCCGCTAGGTTAGTTTGTGCAACTCCGCTAGGTTTAGATTTTTTAATACCGCGCTGGCGCGGGGTTATGATTTTGTACTTTGTCCCCCGTTTTCCCCTCTCACTCGGCACCGTTCCAATACGGGAAAGTTCACCTATTTCGATCAATTGGGAGATGTTTTTACTGACGTTGGAAACATGCACATTCGCGTATTTAGCCAACCGCGAAAGGGAAGGCCACGCCACGCCCTTCTCATCAGCATGATCGGCTAATGCCAGCAAAATAAGACGCGCCGTTCCTTTAGCCTTGGAATGCTCCCAAACATCCCTGTAAGCCTCCAGACTCACGCCGACGCCCTCCCCATCAGACGGACAAAGCTATCAAGACGCTGCCTGTTGGATGCCCCACGCTCCTCCAACCCAACCTCGATGAACTCAATCACCAGCCGGGTCATGCTGGTTCCCTCCAACGCTCCCTGCGCCTTCAATCGTGTATGCAGATCAGACGGCACCATGAAAGTCGTCAGGATTTTGTCGGTGTCATTCTCAGACATCGGGCAACCCAAACGGGTCATCATTCAACGGAGCCTGATGCCTGTCCGTCTTCTCAAACGGTGGGGCCATCATTAACCGAACCTCAAACTCGCCCTTGTCATTCATCTGCCCAACAGGCAACGCATCCAAAACCAAACTAAAACCGTCCTTGCCCTTCCACGGAAAAGCCACGCCAATCCGCGTGCCGTAACTCTTGCCGTCACTCCCCTTCCGCATAACCTTCAACTCATACCGGTCAGCCATCCGCTCTCTCCTTCAACAGTTGTGAAATCTCATATCCAATCGCCGCATAACCAGCGATATCAACCCAACTATCCTCATGCGTCAGGTCATTCACCAATCGAGCAACCTTCATCTCAATGCAACACAACACCGTCTCCAAAGCCGATACATCCGTCTCAAAAACCGCCGACCACAGGCCAGCTAAACGGTGGTAATTCGCATCAGGTGAGCCATAGGCACCCCTACGGTCCTTCACAGTGGCATCAGCTAGAACAAGGCATTCATGGGCTAGGGTCATTCAGAAAACTCCGAAATATTTTTGTGGTGTACCCCATACACACCAGAGGGGCGGGCGGGGGCCAAAGGTCGGTCCATTTTTGGCTGTTTTCCGCCGTTTTTCGATCACGCCAGCCGCTTGTCCAGCACCTTGATCTTGGTTTAGCCATTGGACGCACGGCTGTCACCGGCTCAGAAAACCGAGATGGACCGGGGGGTTGCGCCGATGCTGCCGGCACTCCATGAGGTGAGCGGTGGCTTTGCTTTTGACGTTCTCGGCGCTATCAAGCGCCAGCACTTCCCTTGCCGCGAGGAACGCCGATTCGTTTACGATGCGTAGCTGGCCGGTGAGGCCGTGGCATTCTCTGCAATACCATTGTGCAACCCTCTCCACCTCCACTAGCTCAACTCCCGTTGCCTCGCTTTGCTGGTTACCATCGCCTCCGCTTCCCGCTTCCACTTCCGCCTGTTTTGGCAATTCGCTCGCATCAACTGGCGGCGGATCCTCTTTCGTCATGGCATCATGCAAATCATCCACGGTCAGCCTATCGTCATATATGACCCTGTGAACCGTGCCCATGACATGCCGCCAATGCGCATGACTCCGGTGACGGCTCACCACTTCTATAAACTTGCCGCGCCGCAATTTATCCAGCGCCCGCGATATTGTGCGGCGAGATATCGGCTCCCTAAGTTTATTCAAATCGTCGAATATCGTGTCGATATTTGGCCACGCGAACCCCTGATTATTTGCATAGGAACACAGCACACAAAGCACCCGGAACTCTTTATCCGTTAGCCGCTTATCCGTAATGGCGCCAGACGGCACACGGGCAAAAAATGATGGCGGCGCATTATTTTTTTTGCCAAATTTTGGCTTTGCGTCCATAGACTTACGCGATTCTTTTCCATTTTTTCGCTATTGCCTATTGACACTATCGCAAATGGCCTTATATTTCATTATGAATGTTTCGATAAAGTTCACAGAAGGGGAATAGAACATGACCGATTTCGACAAACATAAGGCCGACGCCCAGCGCGCTTTTGAGTACGCACTCAAAACTGGCCGTCTGTCCTATGATGAAAATGCCGCCAATTATGTTGGCGCTTATATGTACATGGGACAGCGCAACGATGGCCGTGGCGATGCTTTCAAGAATTCGCTCACCCGCGAATATCTCACATAGAAAGGCTACGGAACATGAACAATCGCGAACAATGGTTAACCCGCTGCGCTGAAGAAATAGTTCAGCATTACTTTACCGCCAACGGCATTGCGCTTGAAAGCTTCAAGGTAACGTGTGGTTGGCCGTTGACGGGTGGCCGTGCGATGAAACGGCGCACGCTCGGCCAGTGTTTTCATGCCGACGCATCGCACGATGGCATATATGAAATATTCATCTCACCCGCAATTTCCGACAACGTCGACGTTGCCACCGTTCTGGCGCACGAACTGTGCCACGTTGCCGACAAATGCAAAAATGGCCATCGCGCACCGTTCACAAAATTGGCGCGCATGTGCGAGTTGGAAGGCAAGCCTACAGCCACGGTTGCGGGTGAGGCGTTTAAACAGTGGATTGAGACCAGGACGGCCACATTGGGCGATTATCCACACGCCGAGATTGAGGTTAATCCACAACGCAAAAAACAAACCACGCGAATGCACAAGGTCACTTGCACAAGCGACGAGTGCGGCATGGTCTTTCGGACTAGCGCCAAGTGGATTGACGCCAACCCGGAATTGTCGTGCCCGGCATGTGCGGCACCTTGTCACATAGCCTAATAACTCAGCGTTTAAACAGCGAGATAGGGACGAAGACATGACCGATTTTGCATTTATCCTCGCCGGCGCCTTCTGCGCACTTTTTGCGACCGGCGTTTTTTT